TAAATCTACAGGGTATTTAAAGGTTGGAGTATTTGCACTCCAATCTAAAGCTGCAAAACAAGCTGTATGTGAGGCTGAGGGTGTTATCGCGTAAGGATTAACAACCTTTAGACCCAAGTAACACAAGTTATTTGCATTTTCTACCTGAATAATTTTACATACCTGATAGGAGTTATCAACAGTATCAGCAGCACCATCCGCATCCGCAATGGATTTGATTGGTACTTTAACTAATTGATCGGGAATAAAGAACTGAGGATCAGTTCCTGATTCACCGATTTCAATCTGTTTAGATGCTGCAGATTGACCATAAATATTCTGGATGTTACCAGAAACTTTATAATCACCACCTACCGCTACCGCATAGGTTCCGTCTAATACATTACTACGAGGCAATGCTTCTGCCTCTGTAATACCGTCGCCACTGCCTGCTGTATTATACGTTAGACCTGACAGTCCACCTGATGACCATACAGCCGAGCCGACCATATAACCATAACGTTTTTGCCAGGAACCTCTACGTTCCGTAAACTTGAAAGAAGGATCATCGGTTGGGTTCTTTGATACCATGCTCAGGAATCTAAAAAACGGATCCTGTGCAATCTGTAACTCAGAAACCCTGCTGCCAAAGTTATATCTCCGACGGATATCACCAGTCAAAAGACTGGAACCGTCAAAGCCACTATCAGCAACTTCCAAATTGGCTAATTTAAATAAATCTGCCATTTGTGTCTCCTTTCATTAGGTTAATTCAGCAAGAACTACTTGTCCTCACCAAACATGTTGTCTAGATTATTCTCAGAGCTAAGTAAGCCATCGAAGATTTCATCATCGAGTGACTTCTCTTCCTTAGCACTGTTTGTTCCACTGACACTTGCAGGCATGCCCTTAACATTCTTCATCTGCTTGAGCATATCATTACGAGTACTGCGTGCAACATTACCCGCTACCTTATCCCTGTTCAGAATAAGATGGATATCTTCAAGTGATAACTTGTGGCTTTTTGCTGCGTCGACCATCTCCTGGAACTGAGTATCAGACATTTTATGGTTGTCCTTAAACTCCTGTTCTTCCTTGGTCCGATTAATCTGGTTTTGGATGTTTCTAGATTTCTGTTTTTCCTGATCAAGCATGCCTGAAACACGCTTGTTAACAACACTATTTACATAATGATTCAGAACCTTTGCAGAGTCCGAATCACCATCCATCATAGCTTCATTGCTATCAAACAGAAAGTCTTCACCTAAACCAAGTTGATCCTTGATGTTCTTCGAAGGTTTGCCACCAGTCACAAGATAGTTACGTACATGGTCCACAAGACCGCTATCTTCTTTCATAGCGTTTAACACAGGCACAAAAGGTTTCAGCTCATCGAGCTGGGCTTTTAAGTTCTGTGCTTCCCTGCTGGAATCAGAATAACGTTTTTTTAGGAGCTCATTCTCCCTTTCGTCCTTCAGTTCCACAGGATTATCAGTAGAGGTATCAGCAATATTAGAGTCAAGATTATCTTGAGTTACTTCAACTGGTTCTACTGGATGTTCGACAACAGCACCATTGACGCTGCCATCAAGCCCTTCAAAAAAAGCCTCCGAGGAGCCAAACACCATGTCCTCAGCGGCCTGCTGAGTAGGATCTGGGTTACCTTTAGTGGTTTTTTCTTCACTAGCCATTGGATTTCTCCTTTTTGTTTTGCACATTTTGGACGGCATCATTAAGTTTGTTAGAGGCATTCTTCTGATCTAGATCCATCTTGTCACGCAGAAGTCTCTGGCGACCTTTTGTTTCTGTGACCTGTTGTTCTTGCCTCCCCTTCACCTCATGCTTCTTCTTGTCGACCTCTAGTTGTGCACGCATTATCCTGTCACGGATACCTGCCTGTACAACCTGTCTTTCAAGAGTTTCGATGGTACCATCCTTGTCCTTTAATTCCTCATCAAGCTGTTCTATTTGTTGCTGTGCTTGTTTTAGCATAGATTTCCTTTTTACTATATTAGATTTATTTCTCACATCAGATTCTGCGAGAACTGCTACATCATCTACAACTCCAAGCTTGAGTAATTCTTTTAATTCATCTAGATATGCCCATCTATTAATAGGTAATGTGGAACCTGCTACTACCTTAATATCAAATTTAGCAGCCCCATAATCATTAAATTTTCCGATTGCATTCCCCAAATCGTTATATACGGGAACATTTAATTCTACCTGCTTATCCTCATCCATATTATTTGGATTAACTATCCTAAATACCTTATGGGATTGGTATATAGCCTGTGAATATTGCATAATAACCCTACCCATTTGACGTAATGCTGGCTCAATAGATGATTTCATCCACTGTTTTATTCTCCTAGTACCATACTCATCCATAGCTAACATACCTCTAAAGGTCTCATGCTGCTCTCCTGTGTCTCCCTGCATAGCTGCATATATGCCAGCCAAATATTCCATATCTTGCTTACCTTCATTCACTATCCCAAAGAAAGCATTTGAAAGGGGTGCTGGCTGTACTGGTGTTGGAGGAGCGGCTCCTGGTCTTATTGGGAGCAATGCTCCTGGGGAACTAGCATATTTCTCCCAGTAATCACTATCAATAGAACCTTCCTCGTGCATCCAACGTAAGGAAGAACCTAGAGAAGCATTATGGACCATTAATTGATGAGCCTTGTTTAATTCCCTCTGTTTGCCTATAAGAGGAGAAACAGCAGACATAGGAAATGGAGTACCTGTCCATTTATAATGAAATGGAATGATTGGATATTCAGTTATATTATTAGGAAGAACCTTTTCATATAACGTCTTATCACCAGCCACACACGTAAGTTTTATACGACTACCGAAGAATTTAACTGCATCAACAAGAGTAGGAATAAAACCCTTATTCTTCTCCATTATCTTAAATTCTTGCTCAGTAACTATTGTATTTTCTATTTTAGAAGTCTCAGCAACCATTTTACTTTGAAACTCACTTCTAGCTGATTCAATCTGTTGTTGCATAGTTTTAGCAGCTTTTTCAGATTCTAATTTTAATCTAGCTGGCATCATGCTGCCCTTTTTAACCATTTCCTCCATGGCAGTTATATCTTCCACTAATTTAACTTCAAGTTCCTTCGTCATCTCATCTGCCTTAATCTTAACAGCTGCTGCTACCTTATCCAGATCCTTTACAGAAAGTGGAATCCTATAAAATACATTTACATAAGGCACTCTTATCTTCTCATATGTTTCATATAATGGACATAATTTGTCATTCTCACCTTTAGCAGGATCCCAGGATTCTGATTCACCTATATTTTTATAACTAAAATCTTTCTGCTCCGAACCCATAGCTTTCTCTGAATAGGAATAATCTGTATTATTATCTACATTTGCTTTCATTATTTTACGTTTATACTCAGGGAATATATTAATAAGATGTCTCTTTGGTAGGATCTTTCTAATTATAACGAAGGAAGCATCACTGAATAATAGATCCCTTGATTTAGCATCAACATATACATCAAAAGGATCCGGCTGCTGTATGATAACGTCACCCATCCCATGATCACTATTTGAATCAACTCCAATAACTAAGAAACCACATGATTTAGTTATTGCATCATTGATTGCATTAGCATAGAGAGAAACACCATCATTCTGGTTCCAGATGTAGTCAGCAACGTCAGAGAAAACAGCAGCCACATCCACATCGGATCCCTCAGTTGCTACAGCCTGCCATCGAGGGTCGTTGGCGGTAGCATAGTAATTTAACATCTCAACCACCGGTATAATACGGTTAATTGTAAATGTAGGCATTCCCTGTTCTTCAAGCGTTAATCGTTCCTCTTCAGTAAGTTGGTTATCATTAGCAAAATCACACCCCTTCTGATTCATATATTCCCATTGTTGTCTAGTCCATGAGTTGGACCCCTCAAAGAGAATCTTAATTCTGTCAGCTGTTTTATCCTTAGCCATTATCTAATCTCGAAATGTGGAAAGTCATCAAACTTATTATCCTTTACATTAAAGTTACTATTCCAATCACCACCCCATCTTAGTACATGACCCATCCCACGAGCAATCCCAATAACAAACCCAGCAAAAAGGGTTTGCCTTTCTCTATCAGCCCAGTCAACAGGGTACGGGGTAACATCAACGGCAAGGCTAGGATAACTATTATGACGTCCATCAGGATATCTAACTTTCGTCTTGCCCTTTTCATAGTACTTATTCTGCCTTTCTTTATCTCTATGCCCTTCTAAGACAGAACAATCCACGTGTTTTATGACTTCATTGAATATATCTTGAAGTCTTTGATCACAGTTAGAAAGTTCCCGCCTACTTTTCTTCCCGAATCTAGGCATCTTCTTCCTCCTCCTCATCATCATCTGGGACCCCAAGGTCCTCTAGTTTTATTATGTCAATTGGCATTATTCGTATAATATAGTAACAACAACGCTGCCATTCATACATTCTGTAACCTCTAAAGCATGCAAACTGGTTATACCGGCAATAGCCGCTTTTATATCATATGCTAAAGATCCCTGTACGGTATCAGCGTCGCTATTAGGCTTATTATGCGTAATAACCTTGCAACTACTAGCTCCTACTGCCATTTTATTCTCCTATGCTGTAACCCAGCTCTTTGCTCTGGGTTTATGTTTCATATAAGTTCCATCCTTACCCTCTATTATACTATTAGGCGGATTTGCGTATTTACATGCGTATGCTAATGCATCAATCGTATCGTCATGGCCCATACGCGGACCAAATGTAATTATTTCCCTTTGAAGATCGTACATGCTTTTCTTAATGTGGATCGCACCCACTGAAAAGCGTTGAGCAAGTATTTCTTGTATCCTATCACGTTTCGACATGCGATTACCTGGTTTTTCAGCAGCATACTTAACCGTGAAATCATTACGTCGTCGCATTTCTGCCATAAGTGCTTGAAACACAGGACGCGACATAGTTGTGTCTTCAATTGTAAAAAGGGACGGATGATACACTCCATTATACTCAAAAATGTGATCCACGATTCCCTTCTTAAAATCTCCTGGGATCCCGAGTACAGGGAGTGAACGCTTGCGAATATAGTCAATAACATAAATATTATTATCAGGGCAAACGCCAACAACAAGAAGAACACTGAAGTCGCTATCCCTACGAGTAGAATCTGTAGCGGGGTCAACACCGACAAAAATATTGAGCGGCTTAATTCCTTCATCCTTTGAGTGTAAGAACGAGATACCTGTTTCTTCGTCATGTTTAAAATCACCTTCCCAGTATTTTATGTGGTTTCTATTAAAGATAGAGTCCTCTTCACTCTGGACCTCCATCATATATTCTTGATAGAACTTCTGTGGTGCCCCACTATCAGCGTAAAACTTTTTCTTTCTATCCATCTCCTCGGCCCCAAACCACGTTGGCCATATAGGAGTGCTATCGTCTTGAATGGCTTTGTATGTTATTACTTTCCAACTGAAATCATTCCCTTCACTTTGAGCCTTACTATATCCCACAAGGATATTATTAATAAAGCTGTCATAATGAACGGGAGTCCCATTAATACGAAGCCTACCGCTACCAGGCTCAAGGGCAGGGAAAACGACAGCTGTAACAAGATTGTTAATTTTAGAACGAGACTCAGGCGTAATGGTATTATTTTCGTCCTCAAAATCGTCAAGTACGATAAGGTCATATCTTTTATGGAGTTTAGCACCCCCTCTAATACCTGATAGGTTTGACTTGCTGATAAGCTTACAACCATTTTTAAGTTCGATATCATCTTCTGTCCATTTTTTGCCCTTTAAATCGCCAAAATAATACTGTACTCTATCATTGTATTCCAAATGATATTTTATATAATCTAGATTTGGGACAGATATTTTACTAGATGCTGCCACCCAACCATAGAATAATGGACCCTCCGCGAAACAAAAATCATGCATAATACTGCATTTAGTAAGAACTGTCTTTCCATGGCCCCTAGGTAGTATAACAGCAAGCTGTCTTATATCTAAATCATTTACTGCATCTGCAACTTCATAATGGAAGAATGGAGTTTCACTACGCATGAAGTCATCCTTCAGAAACAACTTACCAAAAGCGATTAAGTCATTTTTGGCAAGTTGTAAGTCTTCTTCAGCTTGCGATACATTATGAAGGTTAATATTAGCCAAACAGGTCCCGCTCGTCTTTCGCAACCTGATCGAAGACGTAATCTTCCACCTTAGCACTCCTATTGGCAGCCTTCTGTCTTAATTTCATTTGAGTTGGGTATAAATTCTGGAACCTAGTTACAGCAGCTATAGTTCTATCGTCAGCCACACCATTAGGAACAACCTGGTGGCCATCACCATATTCCTGCATCCAGGCCTGTAGAGCCTTCTGCATTATGGTAACTTCATATGGAGATTTAAAATCTGTGCGTGATAGTCTATTCTGTATAGCTGATAGCCATTCCATATCTCCAGCCAGGCTGTCTTCATATTCCTTGCCATCAACAACATGCTTTAATTTCATCCCTGGTTTCCGACCAGTTGGAGGTTGTTGAGATTGCTGAGGTTCCCCAGCACTCGGCAGACCTGCGTCTGCCTCTAGAATGGCACCTGTACCTGTATTATCCCCGCCTTCTAGCTGTTCTGTAGCTTGTCCGTATTGTTCATCTGTAGGCATATTATTCTTCCTTATTTTTTTCTGTTAATTCTGGACGCTCCACCTCCTCCAACATATCGTTGGAGAAACCCTGAAACAATGCACCTGTAACATTAGTTACCTTAGTAGATTGCTTATCTTCTAGGTCCAGTATGTCTGCCAGCTTAAATAAGGCCCGCAGCCTTACATCTTCCTTCTCCGCCCCCCTGGATATTGTTTGGATGTCACTCAACACAGACTTGTCGTCTATACCGAGATCCTCTAAAATTGGTTTTAATTCTTCTTTCATGGCTGTTCTAATCCTTTCTGTCTTTATCAATCTCCCAGCCCTCTGACAGGCATACCTACGATTCTCTGTAGGGAAAGCTTTTAAATATGCTTCCTCCGGACGCATGCCACTCGCCATATATGTGACAAATAGATCTTCGTACTTTGAGGTTGTGGTCCGGTCCAAGAGAATGTCATCAGAAGATTTATTACCCCCAAATGAGTAAATGTTTATTCTTCTGCTGGTGTCCATCTGCACATCCTTACCTACGACGTAGGTTCCTGTGCAGGTGCCCACATATTCTCTGACCTTATTCCGCCCTTTTGAACGAAGCATCTTGCCTTTCCGAAGTATCTGGATGAAACAGTCATCGTCTGTGCGTACCCAATCTCCCACTTTAGCAGTACGCCAATTGTCTTGCACCAGAACTGCAACATCCGGAGGAAGTTCTTCTTCAGCATCGTATACATGATGAACAATATTATTTACCTTATAAGATCTCATGCTACATTGTAGCGGGGTGTAAGCCCCGCGTTTGTTTTAAGCATCTCCCACAATCCCAAGGCTTTTCAATCTTTCTATATCTTCAGGGTCCCAATATTCAGGATGCATCCTTATGTATCTGACAGCTTCAGGTTCATCTTCCTCATTCTCATCCTTCTTGATGTTGTCCGGCCCTAATAAGTAGTCTTCATTAACATCATCCCCGTATATTTCTTCGGATATAAACTCGATCTCTTCAGTTACATCATCATATTCTATG